TCATCAAAGACTTGATTGGCAAACTGGACAAACTGGATCGCAAAGAACAGCCCATGAAAGTTACGGTTGAAGGCGAAAAAGTCACCGTCAGCAAAGGCGATGACCAAATCACATCATCAAAGGGGTAAGCCATGTTTGCACTTGACGCGTTGTTAAATGTCGGCGGTAAGTTGATCGACAAACTGATTCCCGATCCCGAAGCAAAAGCCAAGGCGCAATTAGAACTGGCCAAAATGGCCCAGGATGGCGAACTGGCCAAAATGGCCAACGACACCGACCTGTACAAAACCGAACAAAACAACCTGACCGATCGCTTGAAAGCGGATATGTCGTCGGATTCGTGGTTATCCAAAAACATCCGGCCCATGACCTTGGTGGCCATTTTTGTGGGTTACTTTGTGTTTGCCATGATGTCAGCCTTTGATTACGACGCCAACGAAGCATATGTCACGCTGTTGGGCCAATGGGGAATGCTGGTAATGTCGTTTTATTTTGGTGGCCGCACATTGGAAAAAATTGTTGATATGAGGAACAAAAAATGAGCCTGTCCAAACATTTCAGCCTGGAAGAATTGACCCACACCGATCACCGCCAACTGGACAACATCCCCAACGTTGACGAAACCGCCAACCTGGTTCGATTGGCTGAATTCTTGGAACAAGTCAGAACAATTTTGGGCGACAAGCCCATCATGGTCAATTCCGCATTTCGCAGCAAAGCGGTCAATGATGCGGTTGGATCAAAAGACACCAGTCAGCATCGGATTGGTTGCGCTGCGGACATTCGTGTGCCAGGCATGACGCCCGACCAGGTGGTGCGGGCGGTGATTGCTGCCGGTATTGGGTACGACCAGGTAATTCGCGAATTTGACCGCTGGACGCATATAAGCATTCCAAGCAATCCTGGCGACAATCCGCGCCAGCAAGCATTGATTATTGACAAGGCCGGAACGCGTTTGTTCGCCTAATCAAACAGCATCCATAAAGCCCAAGCCAACAACGACAAAATCAGCAGCGACAAGCCAAGCCAAATCAGCACCAGGCCAATGTCAATGTAAATCATCGTTTCATGTTCCTGACGAACACGGCAAACGACGCCGCGGTGTCGCCCAGGCTGGTCATCTTTTCAAATTCCGCTGCCACTTCGTCCAGGGTATGGTTGCGGATGGCCAAGGAACGGCACGTATCGGGCGTTTGGCAGCCTTTTACGTAACAGAACGGGCAAACCCACACGGTCGCGTGTGCGGGGCAATTGTGGGCCTGGGTGCAAACGTCGTCACAGCAATTCATAATTTGATCGCATTCAAATTGAAGTTGTCGGCCATCACTTCGGCATAGTCAAAATGTCGGCCAAAACAATCCCTGAACGAAACGCATTCATCCGACCAGCCTTCAACAACGTTGTTGTAAATGTATGCCTTACGTGGAACGGTAATCGTTCCGCAAATAAAGTGCAAGCCCTTTGCAGTCACCCGCCAGGCGCCATCCGCTTTTTTTGTGGTGTCGGTATTTACCCCAGGTTCAACGAATCCCCAATGCTGCAACGTTGTGTGCGTTTTGCCGCGCAGCAACCACCGCGGGCCAATTTTTGGAACATCAACCCAGCCATCATCATCGGAAGGGGCGCGGGAAAGCCATAAAAGGGCCAAGGCGCGTGTTTCGTTCATGCCCTGGGGGCTTACCTTGCCCCATTTCCCGCAACAGGGGCAATTGCCCCCGTCGCCTTCGATGGTGGCCCGCCAGTTGGTTTTTAATTGCGCCAAGTAATCGCCTTCGTCGCCAAAAAAATCCAATTGCATGGCCAGCCCCTTAGAAGTTTGGCAAATCGTCGGCCATATCGTCAAACCCGCTGCCTTGCGGCGCCTGGCGGCGTTGCTGGCCTTGCGGCTGGTCGTCGCGTTCGCGTGGTTCGTTGATGTATGCCCAACCATCCCAACCGCCTTCTTTCAGCGGGATCACGTCGATTTTGAGCATTGGCCCGTTCTTGGTGTCAATGATTGAACCGATGCGTTGGTAGCGGTTTTTTTGCTGTCCTTGAGCGTTGTTGTACGTGCCGGTGATTACGGTGATTTCGTTGATAAGTTTTGCCATGATTTATTCCCCAATGATTTTTTTCAGTTGATCGACCTTGACCGCGGTTTCGGCCAGGAACTTGATAATTTCCGCTTCCATGTCGGCGACGAACACGTCATCACGCGGGACGCGCTTAATAAACAATTGCGCCTTGGCTGGCATTCGTGGATCGAACACCACGTAATCGCACCAGGCGCGGCCAGCACAAACCATTTGGAATTGCATTTGCGCGAAATATTTTTGCGGGATGGCCCCGGTCAACAGCGTTTCAATCATGGTGGCCGTGTTGGGGCATTTGATTTCCACGCAGCCGTCGTCACCAATCAGGCCGTCGGGTGACGCGCCAGCCATTGCAATGGTTGGGTGGTTCACAAACCCGACTTCCTCAACCATGTTGCCGGTGGCCGCTTCGTATGCGCCGCGGGCGAAGGGTTCCTGGTCGGTTCCCCATTGCATCGCGCTGTTGGTGAACGATTCCTGGCGTGTGCCGGTGATTTGTTCGACCACCAGTTGGGCCATGTAGTTTTCGCGGCTGGCGCTATAACCCGACTTTGTGCGGGCCATCACGTCGGCCACTTTGGAAGCGGTAACTTTGCCCAGGCGGGCGGCAAACCATTCGTCGCTACGTTGTTCGATTTCGTCAGACATTTTCATTTCCTTTGATTAATTGTTCTTTTTTGGCACGGGCCACGCGTTCTTTTTTGGCTGCCATTACTTTGGCTTGCAATGCCTGGTTGCCCTGGCAAGCGTCAAAGGCATCTTTGTAAACCTTGGCCAATTCGTCGCTGTTGGCGCTGGCCTGGATGGCTGCCAGGTGATCGGTAATGTCCGGCGTTGGGATTGCTGGCGCTGTTGGGCGCTTGCTGGCCGCGTTGCCGTCGTCATCTTCCGGCGCGATGCCACAGGCTGCCATAAGGCTGTAACGCCGCGCATACGTTAAGGCGCTGCCGTAACCCTGGGCGTCGTGTTTGGTGGCCGGAACGTGCAATTGGCCGCAATTGATGATTTCACCGGATTCGTGAATAAACACGGTTTCAACAATCACGCCGTTTTCCGATGGGCTGACGCGTTGCGTCAATGCAATGCCGTTGTTGTTGAGTGCATCCACCACCGCTTCAACACACGCAGCCAGGTCGGCATAACGCGATTTGAAATGCGGGTTGCTGGACGATTTCAGCGCGGGGCCAAATTCTTTTTGTGCTTTGACCAGGGCCGCGGCGACTTTGTTAAATGACTGTTCCATGATTTTCCTTTTAATATTTTGGGGCGCAAGTTACATCCACCACAACGTCGGTTGTGAAGTTGTTGACCTTGCGTTTGCCATAAAGCATCACAGCGCGAAGGCCGCTGGATGTGCATTCAGTCACCGCGGTGATGACTTCGTTGCGCGACATTGGCTGCACCTGTTTGTCCAGGATCAGTTGTTGTTGCGCGTCCAACGTTGTGTTGGGCGGTAGGCTGTTGCAGCCGGTTAAACAAAATGCAGCAACAGCAATCAAACACGCCAACACCAGCCAATTCCAGGCGCGTTGCCAGCGGTTAAACGTGGCCCTGTACGGGCCTTCAATTTCAAAAGGTAAGCGTTTCATGTTGATCCCCTTAAATGTTTGCAAGTTTTTGTGCGTAGTTAATGGCTGGCGCCAACATCGCGCTGCCGTAGGTGCGAATGCCGCCGACCGGCAATTCCGCGTCGGTGTCCCACAACGTCACGGCGTAACCCGTGCTGATTTTTGTCACCAGGGCGGCAATTCCATATTCGGCATTGACGAACGTTGCGATTTGGTTGGGATTGGTGATGGTGACGGCGTTCATGCTGACACCCCGTTGGCGTTCAATTCACCATTCATAATCGCAAACAAAACACCTTTGGCGCGGTTCAAACTTTGGCGGGCGCCTTCGGTATCGCCGAACGACATTTGTTCCTGGGCGTCGGACATTAAGCCAGCCACAACCATGTTGGCGCCGGTTAACTGATAGGTGATTGAATCTTTGAGAGATTCCAAGAAATCTTGGAAGTTGCAGCCATACACAAGTATGTCGCGGTTTGATTGGTTTGCATTCATTTCAATTTCCTTTTTAAAAGACCGTTTCCGGCATGGTTTCAGTATAAGCCCGCTTAACCAAAAAAGTCAACAGAACTTGCAAATATTTTTGCAAACCCTTCGCGGACTGCTATTGCTTCGCGCAATTCTTTTTCGCTGGCGCGTTCGAAATACACGCCACCCAGGTACGTGGCAAAGAAAACTTTGCCAGCCCGATGTACTCTAAAAATTTTCACGTTGTTCCCCTTAAAACATCGCCATGGCCAGCCACAGCAAAACGTAGATCACAGGCGCCGCAATCAGCGCCATGACCACAACTTCCCAATCGGTTGGTTCGCGGTTCATGGTGTCCCCCTTATGCTGCCAACCGGCCAACGGCGCCGTAACCGTAACCATCGTCACCCAGGAACCCGACACGGGCCAAGGTGGCGCTTTCGCTGGTGGCCACCAGGCTGATTTCGGAAACCTTGGCCATGATGCGGCGGTTGGTTTCGTAATCCAGCCGGTCGGCGATGTATGCGCTATAAGCGCCGCCACCGGTGATTGTTGGCATTGCGTAACCGTAGTATTCGCAAGCGGCCCGCACATTGCTTTCCAAAAATCCAAGGCTGAAATCACGGTTTACGAAAATGAAGTCAGCGCCGAACCGAACTTCGTTGCCGTCCAGGCTGCCGTAATTCAGACCTTTGTAATCTGTCATTCCGTCGAAATAAGCGCCTTCGAACATACCGGCCACGGCTTTGACTTGTTCGTAAGTTGGGCCGTCGGTGTAACGAATGTTGATGCTGGCGCCGCCGGAATAGACGCTAGAACGAACGCTGAATTTCACGCCTGGGAATGATTCTCTGAGTGCCGCACGAATTAATTTTGCGGTTTCAGAGCAAGAGAGGTATTCACGATTTGACATTTTGATTTCCTTTTAAAAGACCCCGTGCAATTCGCTAGGGCATGACTGAATGTTAAGCCAACTAAACCAACATTGCAACAACTATTTGTAAAGCCCCCTTAACTTTAAGGAAATTTGTTGCTATTGACACACAACGCAAGGCCGCTTAACATGGAAAGATGGACAAAGAAAAAGCAATCAAACTGGCTGGATCAGCCAAGGCGCTTGCCGAACTGTTGGGAATCACCAGGGCGGCAGTCAGCCAATGGGGGAACGATGTTCCACCGGCACGGGTGTGGCAGTTAAAAGCATTGCGTCCTAAATGGTTTAAGGGATAAAATTTTTGTGAAGCACGGATAGGGTGGAAGTCATGAGCCACCCGAAAAGCGACCCACCCGCCTTCCGATGTTTCCTTTTTTGGGTGGGATGAAAGGTGGGTTAATGCACTATTACCAATTCAACATCGGTGACTATCAAAGTCACACCGCGCACCTGGACGAATCAGAAGATTTGGCATATCGCCGAATGCTTGATTGGTGCTACCTTCACGAAAAACCCTTGCCGGAAGACGTTGGCGAAGTTGCCAGGTTAATTCGTATGCGTTCGCATTCCGAAAGCATTGCGAACGTGTTGCGTGAATTTTTTGAACTGATCGACGGCGGCTGGTGGTCGGAACGTGTTGGCCGTGAAATTCAGGCCATCCAGGACAAAAGCGAAAAGGCCAAAGCCAGCGCCCAAGCGCGTTGGAATGCGACCGCAATGCGACCGCACAGCGATGGCAATGCTATACAAGACCCAAGACCCAAGACCCAAGATACAAAAGCCAAGAAAACAAAGGCGGTTGTCACCGCCCCGCCTGACGGCGTTTCCAATGATGTTTGGGAATCGTTTTTAGCCATCAGGAAGGCCAAACGGGCGCCGGTGACTACCGTGGCCTTGGCTGGTATCGAAAAAGAGGCCCAAAGGGCTGGATTTACGTTGGAACAGGCATTGGCGATGTGTTGCACCCGTGGTTGGCAAAGTTTCAAAGCCAGTTGGGCAAAAGATCAGGTGACGGCATCGGAAGCCAGGCAGAACGCAATGGGCGAATTGACACGCGGCCTGGCGACACCAAAACCAGCACCAACCCCATTTTGGGCAAAACCCGAACAAACCGTGGAGGTGTCCCATGTGGAACGCAAGCGACTTTTGTGATGCCGACAGCGGCTTTGATTACGTGTTCAGCAAGATGAACGCCATTTACGGCGCCACGTTTGCCAACCATTGGCGCGATGTTGACCCTAACCTGGTTCGCCAGGTGTGGATAGATGAATGTGGGCGTGGACTAACTTATCGGCCAAAGATGGATTACGCATTGCAGCACATGAACCCCGACCGGCCACCGTCGGCCCTGGCGTTTAAAAAACTGTTGATGGACGGCCCGCGCATTCCTGACAAGCCCGAAACGCTGATAACCAGGCAGCCAACATTGCACGAAAAAATCGAAACTGAAAGAAAAAAACAGGAAGCATTGGCCAAAATGCGTGAATTGACCAAACATTTAAGGATGCCCAAATGAGCAAAGACGAATTGATTAGACAACTTCAGATCAGTTGCCTTGGGCTTGATGCTGTTGACCCATTGCGCTTGCTGGTTGACGATGTAATTGAAGCCTTGGCACAGCCAGAGCAAGAGCCTGTGGCGCATCCTGTCATTGCTGGCGCACTGTTTGACTTCATGGGCTGGTTGACATCACGCAAAGAACGCATTGTTTTGTCATCTGCTGATAACGCATCACCAGCAGCGGATGCAATCAGAGATTTTGCAAAGATGCGGGGCTTGTCTTTGGATGACGCAAAGGTGCAGGATTGGAACATTACGCCACCACAGCGCACATGGGTAGGGCTGACGGATGAGGAAGCAAACGAACTTTGGGAAAGTACTGATTCAGATTGGGAATTGATGAAGCGTACCGAAGCCAAACTCAAGGAGAAGAACGCATGACCCGTGACCAGGGCCATTTATTGTTGAACAAACTTCAGGAAGGGCAAACCTTTG